TCATTGAACTCGTCCTCAACGGAATCGGCGGAAACACCTTAGAAGAAGCTGAACAAAAACTTTCACATAGAGAGTTGATGTATTGGAGAGCCTACCGTCAAAGGTATGGCTCTCTTTTCTTCGGTCGCCGTTTAGAGCAAAGCTTTGGAAGCTGGATGGCACATTACACAGGCTTCAAAGTTAAAGAGGGAACAAAAGTAGACCCTTATATATTTATGCCTCATGAAACGCCTCCAGACGATGACAATTCATTGTCATTAGAGGAGTATTTTGAGAAGTATCATAGTAACTAGCCCTGCCATAAGGTGGGGCATGTGACATTTACATACCGTTTTGTTAAATTGAAGAAAATTGAAAAACGGTGTGTAAATGAATAAGTTTTTAATTATTGTTATTTTGGACAGCAAAATACATTAAAGAGGCATAAGGACAATATGAAAAAGATATTTATTTTTTTAGTTTTGATCAATTTAGTTGGGTGCTCTAATGATAAACCAAAAGAATATTTTGAGGGAGGTTTCGATTCAATGGAGAATTGTATCCGTGATGTTAAGATTAGATCAAAACACACACCAGTCGTTGAACTAATGAATGATACAAAGGTTAGTGGTAGCTTTGATGGACTAAAAAGGTCACAAGGAATCTGGACATGCGAGATAAAGCAGAATAAGACAGGCTATCCTTTTTATGGTTTTTTTAGTATTGAAAAGGATTTATAGTTTTTCTAAAAACAACTAACCGCTGAAAGGCGGTTTTTTTATGCCTGGAGAAAAGAAATGGCTACAAATTCACTTGGCAGATTAACACTGGATCTAGTGGTTCAGACGGCTAGTTTTTCAGAGCCACTAAGTAGAGCTGAACGGCAGGCGCGAACATCGAGTCAAGGGATTGCCAATTCTTTAAATATTGCAGCTATTGCTGTAAGTGCATTAAGTGGTGCGGTGGCTGGTCTTTCAGTGGCTCAGCTTGTTAATTTTAGTGATCAAGTTATTCAGACTGGAAATGATATTCAAAAGTTTTCAAAACTTGCGAATGCTTCAGTGCGTGAATTTCAGTATTACGCCAAAGGGGCAGAAACTGCTGGAATTTCATTGGAATCTTTTGCAGATAAAATGAAAGACATGCAGGATCGTATAGGCGATTTTCAGCAAACAGGTGGTGGGCCTTTAGCTGACTTTTTCACCAATATCGCGCCTAAAGTTGGTGTAACGATTCAACAGTTTCAAAAGCTGTCCGGTCCAGAAGCACTTCAACTATTTTATAACTCATTGGAAAAAGCTGGAGCCTCTACCAATGATATGAAATTCTACATGGAAGCAATCATTTCTGATTCTTCTTTGTTAATTCCATTGCTTGAAAAAAATGGTCAAGGTTTTAAGAAGTGGGGTGATGCCGCTGAAAAGGCTGGCGCTATCATGTCTGATGATTTAGTTACGAGCTTGGCAGAAGCAAAAGAAAGTCTTCAATTAATGGATCTACAATGGCAAGGGGTTGAAGCCAGATTAATAAATAGTGTCGTTCCTGCTATCGAAACGGTTATAGAGAATTGGGATGATATTAAAGCGGTAACTATTGCCGTATCTGCTGGCATTGCAACTAGATTTGTTCCTGCTTTAGTTGTTGCAACATATCAACTTGGGCAAACTGCTATTTTTGCTGTCCGCGCTGGTGTTGGCTTGGCAAGTTTTGCTAGGAATGCTGGAGCTACTGCTAGTGTTATGGCTTTACTTGGTGGTCCAGCCGGCATAGGCATGCTTCTAACACAGTTGGCCGTTGCTGGTGGCGCCTACTATCTGATGACCAAACAGACTCAAGATGCTACAGGAGCTTTAGAAGATCAAGGCTTGGTGGTTGATGAGCTTAGAGACAAGTACCAAAAACTAACCGCTTCACAGCTAGCCATTAAAAGCATTGAGGCAAGTGAAGAAATTGAAAAACAGACTAAGGAGCTAAAAAGTCTTTTTACAGCCTTAGAACAATTTGAGAACGACTTAAAAGTTCAAGGTGATGCCAAGCAACTTAAAGGAATTCAGTTGTATCTTAATAGCTTAAAGGAGGGTGGTGATAAGGCAAAAAATGCTTTTGCGGAGCTTCAAAAACAAGGCTTGGTTAGTGAGAGTACACTTAAGTTTGTTGCAGAATTAGATACAAAAATTAATGCTGCCAATAACACTATAGATCGTCAAAAAGAGATCCAAAAATTAGTTAAAGATGCCACCAATGATGCAACAAAGGCACAGCAAGACCAAGCAAAAGCTGTCAATGAATCTGCAAAAGCTTGGATGTCTTTAACACAAAAACAGCGAGAATATATTAATCAGGCCAACAAGGATGCTTTGCGTGAGAAGTATATTCAGGAAAATATGCGTGTAGGTGGTTGGACTAGAGAGAAGGCTGAATTTTTTGCTGATGTTCAAGCTAATACCAATGAAGAAAATGCATATAAAATTAAATTGCCAAAAGCGGTTGCTGATGCAGCACTTAATAGCTTTAATCGCAAAAACTACACTTTTGGCAAAGATGAGTTAGCAGCAATTGCAAAAGTGAAAGGCATTGCAAAAGTTCATAATTTTGCACAGATCGAAAGTTTGTATGGATTACCGGCAGGCACATTAGCAGCATTAGTGCTTCAGGAGTCTGGAGGTAATCCAAATGCAATTAGCCCAACTGGGGCAAAAGGACTATTTCAGACCACAGGAATTTACAGAGTTGGCAAAAATTTAAGCACAATTGAGGCTCAGGCAACAGAAGCAGCAAAATATATCAGCAATGGTGTTAAAGAATTTGGTAATTTTGCTGATGGTGTTACCACTTATAACTCAGGTGTTGCAGGGTTGTGGGATTACAAAAAAGGCGGAAGATCGCCTGCTAAACGCAAGGAGATTGCAGGATATGCACCCGGTATTCAACGTTGGATGGCTGGTGTAAACGGTAAGTCTACAATAGACAATTCAATTCTAATGCCAACCCAAGCAGATCAACTTGAATTAATCAACAAAGCTGCCGAGTCTCAACAGGCTATTGATGAGGCAAGAAAAGAAGTTAACGCACGGTATTACACTGAAGCTCAACGACTTGCAAAGGAGCATCAAGATAATATTGATAAGGTCACACTTGCGTACGCTGGTACACCGCAGCTTAAGGAGATGATTGATAAGGAAAATGCCCTATATGCCGCTCAAATTGCAAAACTTGAGTCTGATAAAAAGGAAGAGTACAACCAGTACTTTGCTTTTGAAACTGATCGAATCAAGCAGATTGAACAAAACTTTGATCGACAAAAAGAGTTAATCGACTCTAATGCCGAGTATGAGTACGGGAAATCGAAAAAAGCTTTAGAGATTAAAGCTGCTCTTGAGCGTCAAAAACAAGTTGAAATTGCTGCCGTAAAACGCGAAGAAGATGCACAAATTCAGTCGGCGTTTGAGGGTTATCTAAACCAGACTGAAATTGTTGTGAAGCGTTACCAACGTGAACGTGAAGAAATACTTCAAACTTATAGTTTAAGTAAACGTGTTCGCGAAGAGATGGCAAAATCTAAGGATTATGCAATTTTTGAAACCTTAAACCAAGCTTCTGACAGCGTCTTTCAAGTTGGTCAGAACTCTGCTCAATCTCTATTTAATAGACTTAATCCTGAAGAGTTTTCAAAGTTTAATTTGCAAAATCAATATTCTTCAGATTTCGGAGGACTCCAAACATCCTACAACGATGAAGTTGCTGGAATAAGTGCAATATCAGATGAGAATCTTCGCAATTCTATGCTTTTAGATGCACATGAGCAGTATTTGCAAGCGAAAGCTGCACTTGATGCAGATTACGCACAAAAAGAGCGTGATTTGGATCAACAGAATTTTGAAACCAAAATGCAAGTCTATTCGCAAATTGCTGGAATGACTGGGCAGGTCTTTTCAGACATGACCACACTATTAGAGCAAAGTGTTGGGAAGTCAAATGCACTTTACAAAACTATGTTCTTTGCCTCTAAGGCTGCTTCAATAGCTCAAGCAATTGTTAATACGGAGGAAGGTGCTACTAAGGCACTGGCGCAAGGTGGTGCTTATGGGAGTGTTTTGGCTGGAGTTGTTAGGGCAACAGGTTACGCTTCAGTTGGCATCATGGCAGCCCAAACAATCCAAGGTATGGCCCACAACGGTATAGATAATATCCCGCGTGAAGGCACATGGCTTTTGGATGGTGGTGAACGAGTACTAAACCCTCAACAGAACAAAGATTTGACGAATTATTTAAATAACCGTCAAAACGGGTCTAGTGATGGCCCAACCGTCAATGTCTACACATTGCCGGGGCAGACAGCAACAGCAACGCAAAATGATGATGGTTCATTGGATATTCGTATTCAGCAGGTCGCTGAGCAAACTGTGGCTACTCAATTGGCTAATCCTAATAGTCGCATCTCTAAAACTATGCAGCAAAACTACAATGCGCAACGGAGAAGATAAGCATGAACAGACTGAAATACTGCGTAACGCAAAGTGGTTACACGGCAAAGGTTGGTGATGGGGTTATTTCTCAAAAGTTAGATGGTGGTGCTAGTCGCTACCGTCGATCTCTAAAGAACGTATCTCATACTGCTAACGTTCAGTGGGTTGTGGGCGAAGGAGGCTATCAGTATTTGATGGCCTTTTATCGAGTTTGGCGGCGCACACCGAGCCAGCCATTCATAGCTCGTCTGATCATTGATGATGGAGTGGCACAGGACTACCAATGTTATTTCGTTGAAAGTCCAACATTGGCTAAAAAAGAAGGAAAGATCTTTACTGTCACTGCTCAATTTGAAGTTAAGCCGCAGCCAGAAGATGAAGCTATGGACGACTTAATTGTAGAGATTGGAAACGATAACGGTAACAAAGGTATTTGGGATTGGGTAAATCCACTCGAAGAACTGGTGAATGACGATCTGCCAAGAGCGATGGAGGGTATTTAGATGCCTGACTATACATCATTCTTTTTAAACTCAAGCAGTGGCGTGGTGCCATTAGAGTGCGTTGAGATTTCGCATCCTGACTTTACAGAGCCTTTCCGGTTTGTCAAAAACGATACAAAAGGTGTGACAGTAAAACATGAGGCCACGGGGCCGGATGTTCCATATGAATATCAACCTATGTCCATTCAACGCTCTACAGTCACAAACGACCTTGATCAAAAGCTTAGCCTAACCATTGCTGATGTAGACGATGAACTAATTAAATCGGTCGTATCTGCTCGGTTAGGCACCAACTGGAAAGTTAGACCATCAGTTAAATGGCGGCTATACCGAGATGATGGTCTAACAGCCCCAATGGTGTCTTTACAGACCTTAGAGGTAGCGACTTTATCTAAAGATGGCTCTGGCAACTGTACTTTTGATGCACAAGCACCAGAACTTAATAGCGTTAAGACTGGTGAAATCTATTCTTTAGAGCGCTTCCCATTGTTGCGGGGCATGATATGAACCTAGACCATCTCCATAGTAGAGTCTGGACTAAAGACTACACCTGCAATGAATTTCTATGTGAAGCATGGAAAGATGTCACAGGACGTGATCTTAAAAAACGGCTAGACAGATTTCTAAATGGGAAAGGGAGCTTCAAAAAGTTAAAGGAACCCATTTCTCCCTGCATTGTCTTCTTCACCAATAGCAAAAGAAGCTCGACACATGTTGGGCTTTTTTATTGCGACAAGGTTTTGCACTTAACAGGCCGTGGTGTTCAGTACATTGAACTTGAAATTATTTCCATGAACTTTCGGGAAACGAGGTTTTATAAATGAGTTTGAAAAAAGTCATCATCGTTCCTGATGTTTATGATCGGTCTACATGGTCAGAAGCAGAAGTTGAAGATGTTCTAGCCTATATCTACCAACAGTTTGATGTGTGGCCTGAAAACGCAAAGATTTACCACAACCAGATTGCAGAAAGTTGTGATGTCACTCCTAATCACCCAAAAAGAATTAATGCACAGATTGAGCATATACAGACCTTGGAAGGTACTTTCTATGTGGTGATTGAGCCTGCTTGGTTGCAGTTTGTCTATTATGCAATCGTAGCCATTATGGCGGCATACAGTATTTACACTGTTTTAACTATGCCGAAGCCACAGGCGCCAACTGTAGGTTCATCAAATAACGAACTAGCACAACGCTCTAATCAAGCTCGATTAAATGGACGTATTCCTGATATCTTCGGTCGAGTCCGTTCTTATCCGGATTTAATTGCTCAGCCATATACTTATTTTGACGATGCAACAGGAAAGGAAATTGAATACTGCTTGATGGCTATCGGACGTGGCTACTATCAGATAGAAGACTGTCGTGACGGCACTACTGAAGTTTCAGGAATTGATGGGGTCAGCGTCTCAATTTATGATCCAGGTGTATCCATTGTGAATGGAATTCCAACATATCAAGTTGGAGAGGCTTTCACCGAACCACCATTATCTGTAATCAAATCAAGCGCAATCAATGGCCAAACTCTGCAATACCCAAATGATCAAAAAATTGAGTCAAGCCTGATTTACTTTCAATACCCAAATCTAATTAAGACATCTGGTTCAACAATTGATTTCACTACATTGTTTACTGCTAACGATATTGTTGCCATTTATAATGCTAGATATGGTGTGCTTGATGTGATGCTATCAGGCGAAATCATGGTGACAAGTTCGGGTTCAGTCATCATTGAATCTACAACCAATATTGCCAATGAGAACACATTCAAAGGTTTGTTACTAACAGGGGCGCTTGTTGATATCTCTACAACATCGGGTGATCCGCCAGAAACAACTGTGACCAAGCGAGACTTGTCTGGTCAGTATGTCATTTCAGGCATTACTAAAACTGCCATTTCAGGTGGTTTTCATTATGAGATTGTTTTGTCAAACCCAAACACAGTGAACTCAAATTGGCAGTATGTGAATGATGACTATACGCTTACATCTGGAGCACTTTTAAATAAAAACACTCAAGGTATTAATCTTGATGGTTCTTATACGATTGCGACAATTACAGCAGATACGATCACGCTTGCACCACCATCATCTATAAATAATGAATGGGACAAGCTATCAACGCTGCCAAACCAAAACACCACTGGCCAAGACGTTTTAGTGCGTTTAGATGGTTCAACTGACAAGTGGGTGGGGTGGTTTAATATTGCCAAAAATGATGCCACTGGCCTGTTTTACAATCTTGTGTATCCGCAAGGTTTGTATTGGCAGTCACGTTCTGGTCGGCAAGATGCTCACCCAAGCCGCATCAAAATTGAATATCAGCAGATCGACAATAATAACGTACCGTTCGGAGCGATTTATTCAAATGAGTTCTATATTTTTGATAGGAAGCTCACGCAGTTTGGTAAGTCGGTCACCGTTGATTTTCCGTTTACTGGCTCATTCCGATTCCGTGTTGCACGTTTGACAAATGATGATTCAAATGCACGTGCAGATGTCAAAATTAAAGATGTGTTTGGGTTTTCTATCTCGGATAAAGACATTTACAACAATGTGACTGTATTGCGTTCTCGAACAGTTGCTACCGATGGCGCCCTAAGCATCAAAGAACGCAAGCTGAACTGTTTAGTGAATCGAAAACTTCCGCTTGATGGAACAGGGCCTTTACAGGTCACACGTTCAGCAGGTCAGGCACTCATCAATCTAGCACTAGATCAGTACATTGGTCGTCGAACAAATGAAGAAGTAGACATTGCACAAATCAATGCAGAGATTGCCAAAGTTAATGCTTATTTCGGTTCAGACCTTATGTCTGAGTTCAATTACACCATTGATGATGACAATCTAAGCTTTGAAGAAATCGCGGGTATGGTGGCGAGTTCTGCTTTCTGTGAGCCTTATCGCTTCGGCAGTCTAACCCGTCTCAAGTTTGAACAACCTCAAGAAAATGCTGTCTTACTTTTCAACCATCGAAATAAAGTGCCTTTAACTGAAAAGCGCTCTTATACATTCGGTGTGCAGAAAGACTATGACGGGGTAGAGCTTGAATATACTTCTGATGTCGATGATGCGCGTGTGAAGTACATCATTCCTGAAGACATCACGCCTAAGAATCCTTTGAAGATCACAACAACAGGCATTCGTAATGAAGCGCAAGCA